ATCTTCTTGTGTGGCTTCTATTGTGCACACAAGATAACTATTTACACCTGTCTTTTTATCTGTTCCTAAAAGTCGTTGGACTACTGCAGGATAGTTTTGTCTGACTGCCCAGACTCTCTCTCCTTCTTCAAATTCTTCTGCAACACATTGCTCGGGCAACATAGCACTACGCCTTCCAGCATAGTCTGTCATTGCTAATTTTTGTGGTATGCCCAATCTATCTATGATTGCTTTTATAAATGCAGGAGAACGATACAAACTTTTGGCTATGTCTGATACATTACTTCCATCTAAATAGAAGTTTACCACTTGTTTGATTTCCATTTCAGTAGCTCCCTTGCCTTTATTGTAGGCTTTTCTTCTTTCTCTAAACTCTACTGTTTCTTTATGTTCTTGAATAATTCTAGCTAATCTTGTAGTATTATAACTTATATTTAGTATGCTGCAGGCTTCCTTTTTAGTTATAGGTTTTTCTGCACTTAACAACTCTATGACATGAGCTATGTTTGTTTCTGTTAACTTTTCATGTGTCTTTGCTTTAATCATAGTGTTTAGTTCCTAATAACATTATAGCATAGTGAATTATTTTTAATAAATCATCAGGATTATGTCCATTCTTCTTACCATATCGTTGAGCATATTTAATTATATTACCAATACAAAATCCTTCTCCATGACCTGCATCGAAAATGAACTCAGTAGATTGTATCTTTTCTTGGGAATAATGTTGATTATATGTGCTATTGATGTGATTACTAATCCAATTTAATACTTGTTCTTCGTTAAACTTATCCATTATGTTCTAGTAATCCTCTTTTCGTAATCTGCATAATCTTCATTCCACCAACTGGGCTTAGGGCGGTGTGACCATTTCGCAAATGTAGCCTTATCTAAGTGATAATAATCTCGATACGATTGTATGGGATTATCATAGTCTTTAAGGTCATCTGGCATAGCCAAACCAAATTGGGTAAAGCCCAGTCTCGGAATATTTTGTGTTTCAGGTAGTTTGTTTACTACCTCTACGATAGACTTGTGTTGTTTGCCATATCTGTAATGATACTCATCATTCAATGCATTAGCATAACAATGTGTCCACTCATGATTATCTAGTGATGACCTTGCCCATATAGTGCATGGGTGGTTATACATCATAGGTAAGTATGGTGTGACTGGTCTCTCGGCAGGAGGAAGATGTTTAATCAGTGCTTTCTCCTTGTTAAGAACTTCTCGTTCTTCTGCGTTCAAAGCTCTAGGAACAAAGCCTAGATACTTGTCAATCCAGATAGTAGTGCAAAGTATTTGTGCTGCCTCGAGAGGCATTTTGACAATATGCTTGTCTACATGATACTCCGCACACTTATCTAAATCTTCATCTAAGTAAAATAAATTCATCTTATCCAACACTTATAACCACTGCATTCTTTAGTGTTCTTACGACCACCACAGTGTTTGCAGTATTTGACAATTTTTTTGATGTCTTGTAATTTTTTCATAAGTATATTATACTAAAATAATAAACATATGTCAAGAAATATTTTTTGCTACTTAGAATTTATCTTGTCTTTAGCTGTCCCAGCATACAGTCCGAACCAAGCTGCGCCTGCTCCTACTATTACTGAAATCAACCCTGGCTGTTCTAACGTCGGGTCTGGCAAGTCCATGAACCACATTGTGGCATAGTATAATAAGAAAATATATACTGATAAAAACGCTCTTGGAAATATTCTCCAAGCGTCTATCATGTTGGATAAAAATATCCAACGCTGCCATGGATTGTCAGGCTCTTTGTTAGCTTCCATCTCAGTAATCTTTGCTTTAAGATTACTATTCTCAGTTACGAGTTCCATAAACTTATTAAGGTCTATTTCTACTTCGTTCCGTGACATATCGCCACTGAATCTTTCATCAGCCATTTGCCTTTTCCTTTGCTTTTCCGATGTTCAAGGCTAACATATCTATTAATTTATAGAGCTTGCCCATCCATTCATCGTCCTTGGGTGTCGGTGTTGACGCCGCTATTATACTTGCTATTGTTACTATCATAGTAATATATCCTACTAACTCTACTAACATACTCATTTCCTCTACTACTTGTTCCGAAGTTTTTTCAACTCCTTCTCAAGCCTTTCCCTTTGCTTAGGGTATTTTTTGATTTGTTGTTTTAACAACGCCTCGAAATCTTTTTGACTGGCTAGATTACTCACTATCCTCTACTACTGTTACTTTTTTATAATATACTACTACATCTTTCAACTCTGTAATATATCTTTTTATTTCTTGCATATTATATGCCATAACTTCATAATCAGGTATTGTCATTGCTAAAAAGACTAACTCTCCTTCTTGGTCTTCTATGAGTGCGAACTGCTCCTCAAAGTTCTCAGGAGTAATAGTCAACCACCTAACTTCTTTTAGGTCTATCTCTCTTGGCATAACTGGCTGGACAATAGTTCTGTCCATTGGTTTTGCACTAACCTCTAATGTCTTCGTTGGGAGGAGACTGCAGTTGGAGACCATCATCAAGGTCATCAACGGTAGCGCTGGTCTTCTCAATGTCTTCCATAATGTGTTTTGTTCCATTGTTTATTTTCCTTTGCATATCAACTGGGTCTGCCATTATTTTTGCTGCCAGTTCGTAGTTTTGTATAAACTGAGTATACCTGCTCAGTTCTCTTTGTGCTGCTTGACTCTTTACAGTCATTTCCTGTAATTGAGTTTGTTGAAGTATAAAATCATCTTTCATAACTTGCAACGCCTCTTCTTGGGTCACTATTGCACTCTCTAAAGCCATGTTATTGGCTTTTAGTGTATTGTTTTCTTGATATAAGTAGTAACTTCCAAGTCCTAGAATTAGTACTACTCCTGTTAACATTTGGTTCATATTTGTGTTATCCTATAATTTAAGCCTTCAGCTCCTGAAATTTCTATCAAATGACCATCTTCTGTAATAAAACTAATAAATTTTGGTTGCTTTTTGATAAATCTTTTAACTATAAAAGTCTGGTCGTCTTCGTCGCCCCAAACATTATTATAACTTACTCTTAGTTTGTAGTAAGTAATGAAGAAACTTTTTAACCAAAGCCAAAATTTTCCTATAGAAGTCCATAGTTTCTTCAGTCTTTCAGACATGTTCCCACTCTTTTCCTTGCCATAGCAGTGCCTCAGCTTCACGCCTACGAATAAGTCCTTCAAGAACTTTTCCTCCTGCTTTGTTCCATCTTTTGATTTGTGTTGGCACTTCATCATAATTACTTTGATTTACTACTTTCAATAAAGTAGAAGCTCTAAGATTACCTGCACCAAGATTGAATACCCAAGAAACTAGGGCGTCGAATTGATTTTGTGTCAATGGAACTGTTACTAAATCATTGATATAGTTTTCATACTCTTCCATTTCGTGTAGAAGCATTGACTCTGCTTCAGACTGTGTTATTGTTTGTCCTTCAAAGACATCTTTGATGTGTCCGTAACCTATTGTCCATACTCCTGCAGCGCATTTGTAGGCTTCTAGTTCACAACCTTCAAAGTTTTTGATAAGGGCTAATCCCTCGTTTGAAATTTTCATATTTTAAAGCTCTCTCCACACCCACACTCTGCCGTAGCATTGGGGGTTGATATTACGAATTGTTCTTGTAATCCATCTTCTATGTAATCAATACTTATTTCTTCCACAAAAGATAGTGTCATTGGGTCTACTGCTATTCTATTATAGAATACTTCGTCTCCATCACAAGGGCTGTCCTCGTAGTTTAGTTCCCACATGAAACCACTACAGCCTGCTGGTTTCATAAGTAAACGAACGCCCCACACTTGATGCGAGGCAATTCGTTTTTTTATTTTTTCTAAAGCGTTTGAACTTACTGTTAGCATAAGCCTCCTCTCTCAACTCGGCTTAATAAATAAATTCTATACTTGACATACATACTTTAGACGATAGGAGCAACTGCAAGCATGCAGGTAGCGACTAGAAGAAGCAGAGTTCCTGCCTCTAGTAAGTCCTCCCAATCGTTTCGAATACTTTGTCTTAATTTAAGAACTAATGTTCTCATTTCAATATCTCCTTAAAAGATATCAGTTTATCTCCAATACCTTTCTGGTTGAGTTCGGAGTTCTAGACAAAGCGATTGTCAATAAGCCATTTGCTTTTTCGACACTGTCTACTTTTAAATCAGCGTTCAGTATAAACTTACGCTCAAAAGATTTAAGACTGAGTCCTTGGTGAACAAAATGTTCATGCTCTCCAAGTTTTCGTTCCTTATTTCCCTTAACTAAAAGCACTTCCTTTTCTTGTAGCACTTCGAGTTCTTTTTTACCCCAGCCAGGCACTGCAACCTCTATTCGATAACTGCTTTCCTGTCTGTTTTCGACTATGTTATATCTCGGATATGATGTGTCGGTGTTTTGTAACAGCCAATCATTGTTCATACCAAGCCAAAATTTACTAATATCAATCGTCATATAATTCTCCTAATATCACTTTCGTTAATACTATGCCCACCCTTTCGGTATGGACGCCATTCGTAAGCAGACCTATTCTGCCTACTTCATACATATTATATCAAAAGTGACACCTAAAGTCAAGAAATATTTTCGAGTTCGTCATCGAATTCGATGTATCCGTGCTCCTCTAAGTAGTCTATCGTCAGTTGTATTCCTGTTTTCTTGCCACTAAGCCAGCTGGTATATCCACAACCGACAAGCACAATTAGAAATGCTAAATCTAAATATTGCATATTTTTGTCCTTTAATTTTTTATATACATATATTATACTTGAAACTTAAACACAAGTCAAGATAAATTTACAGCATACCTAAAAATAATTCTTGACTTTTATACTTAATTTTAGTATAATATGTATATGAAAATGTATAGAAGTAATCAATGGACTCACAAAGACAGACAAGTTCTGAAGGACTTTTATAACATTAAATCCATAGAAGAACTTGCAGAACTTCTTGAAAGAAGCACCTCTGCAATCACATCACAAGTCAACTACCTTCGAAAGCGTGGTTGGACATTTCACAGGAGAAGCGTATCAAAGTCTTCGTAAATAACAATCAAACTGAGAGAGCCATCAGAATTTTGAGAAGAAAAGTGGATAACAATGGCACTATGCTACGATTACGAGAGCTACAATACTACGAGAAACCAGCACAGAAAAAGCAAAGACTTAAAAATGCTGCAATTCGTCGACAACAGAAGATTACAAACGAGGAGAAAAACTACTTTCTCTGCAAAGAGCGTCCCACTAGACGCAAAAAATAACTTCAATTTCCAATCTTTTTTCGAAAAATAAAATATTTTATCATTAACTCAAAGCAAAGGAAAACAGAAAATCATACCCCTAGGAAAAATAAATCTTGCATTTTTGATAAACTCATGGTATAATAATAACATATTGTATGAAATACTAAGGCAATCACCAATTATCATCTTTCTTGATGACCTTGCTTATCGTGAGATTACATCTCGTTGAGCTCGTCGCGTAAGCGTAAGAGCTCACCTTGTGATTTTTACGATTTAGCAAGAAGGTTATGATTTAATGTGCCAACTACATACAATAAGTATAAACCAACTAAATCATAACTGTTTTTCCACTTATTCCACAATTTACTACAACTTTCTTAATTTTTCAAGCAATTTCCACAAAACGCAATATATTTTTAAGTAATATGACTACTTAATTTAATGGGTTTTTCTCTAATTTATTCTGTATGGGATTAAGTTTACGCTAGTCTGTATAGCACCCGCCCCGACTTTGGGCATATTACGAGTCGTAATACACCCGCTGTGGTTTAAGAACAGCTATCTAGTATGAATAAGAATATTGTCAACCAAAACATCATTGTCCAGAATTTTCCTTCAGTCCAATTATTCATCTGTCAGGTTGAACTATTCTTATGTTTCGGACTTCTGTAGTGAATACGAAGTCGCCGTCTTGGAGAGTTACTGCCATTTCATTTCTTAGTTCTGCTACTGGTCTTGGGTTTGTTACTACTTCAAAATACTCTCCATATTCTGCAATAATTCTTCTTAGTTTGTCATTTCTAGGAAATACCTTAGCGAATCTTTTACCTTGCCAATTCATTACTCACTCCTTGTTTCAATAAATAATCCTGTAGTTCCTTGAGGATTTTCCCAACTCTCCTGAGCATTATGAACTCCCTCTCTTACTGTAGATACTAAGTAATTTAAGTCTGCTTTTGGACTCTTTTCTAGTCCTGAGATAGACCCATAATTAATATCTAAGTAATCAGCTAGTTCTTGCACTAACTCTTTTTTGGTGATTGGTGTTTCACCTGTCTTAGTTTTGTAGACAGTTTTCTTATACACTCCTTCTCTACTCAACTTTCCAATGATAGATTTTATACTCTTATCTAAATTTTTAGCTAAATCTTCTACTGTATCTCTAGTAGGATTAGCACTGTAGGCATCTATCATAAGCTCTACTTGTTCTTCAGTATAGTTTACACTCATACTATTTCTCCTAAATTATCCTCAGCCTCATCAGCCTCGTAGTTATTAATAATCTCCAACACTTCAGAAAGTGTGAGACTCCATTGTTTTGCTAGATTTCTTACTGCTGTTGACTTCTCTAGTCCCTGCCCCAATAAATCTTCATAGTCCATATAGACTGTTATTGCTATTCCTTGACTAACCTGCATGTGCCACCTCATAATCATCTATTACTTGTTCTATGCTATTAGGCGTTTGTATTATACTAATACTGTTGTTAGTATTTAGTTTATGAACTGCTCCGTTGTTATAGTAAACAAAGTAACCCATACCAAATCCTAAGTCTCCTACACCACCCTTACAAAGATAGTGCATTTTTACTTCGTTTCCCCACTCTTCAGAAGCCAGAAAAAGGCGTCGTCTTTCTACTAGGTTATCATACTGTGTCATTGCTGCACCTCCACTTCATGTCCATGGTAGGTATAATCTATACACATTTTTGTTTGGTTTACCCATAACATAGTTAGAATTACTACTGAAATACTTAGAAATATTACTCGTTCTTTCATTTTAAGTTCTCCCATAGCACATATAATAGTGTAGAAGTAGTTATAATACCTACTACTGCCATAATGTTCCATAACATTTCTAGTATAATCATGACTGAACCTCACACATTTTGTCTAGGTTATCCCAATCATAAGACTTATTAAATACTATTTTAACTCTTTTATGGTTAGGTTTGACTACTTGATAGTCTAAATTAACTCCTTTCTTAGCTAGAATACCTACTCTATGTTTAAATTTTTTATAATCACTTTGACTTATTACTGTTGTCATACATCGCCCTCCTGTCTGTTCTCAGACTTTACTACTTCGAAACCATTAGGGTATCTCTTTTCTAACTTTCTAATGTTCTCGTCCATTACTTCATCAGGGGTAAAACCTAATGCTCTACAACCCTGCACCCAATACCAAAGCACATCTCCCAGTTCTCTTTTCATGTGAAAAACTTCATCACTTGTGAACTGTGTATCTGCTTGGAATAATTTTTTCTTTACTACTTCGGCAAACTCTCCACTCTCAGCTAACATTCCTACTACTGAAGTTAGTAATGTAGCCATATGTATCTCAGCTTCCCTTATAGTTTTACCACTACTTGTGGTCATGTGAGAGGTATTACCCTCTAATTTCAATATTCTACTAGATAATTCTAGTGTATTTTTACTTAAATCAGATGTAGTTGTCTCTACAAATCTTGCATAGTCATTAATTTTGCTCATTGTTGAACGCCTCCTCTGTTTGAAGTATCAAATCTTTACTACTAATCACTCTACCATCGAGCAGGTGTATATCCATGTGTTCACAGTTCCTGCTTACATGCTCTCGTAGTTTTGGTTTTGTTCCTTCAGGATATGTAATCCTTACTATTGTAGAGTCATTTGCCTTCATACCGACTGCATAATGTCGATAATGTCTAGGTCTTTTGAATGGGTCAAATACATATTTTGCCATTATTCTTCTCCTTTACTTTCTATATTAATTAAATCACTCAGTCTTTTTAACAGACTGTCATACTCTCGTTTTAAATCACCCAAATCATCATTGAGTGAGTCCAGTTGAGTTAATACTGTTTCCATATCTTCATCACAGATCATGAGATGTCTTTGCAA